CTATTCCCTTGACATTCCAGTAAAGATTCCTTATTGACAGAAATGTCATTATCAAATATTCTATCAATGTAGTCGCAGCGCGGTATAAATACACCACGCCTAGATTGAGGTACGATAAACACTGCGATAATCGTAAACGTATTGTAAATACGTTGCCTCTAGGTGCCGAATACAATATTAATTATAACCCTGCTTATCTTTACCACCTCTTATCAAGTCTAAACTTATGGAATTGCCAGCTATGGATAATCTTTTTTTATTTGATGAAAAAAAGTTGACCCAAGCAGCAGCTTTTTTTCTGTTTAAAGCTAATGGACATTTGCCAATTCTTAAGCTCATGAAATTACTTTATATTTCTGAAAGAGAGTCTTTTAGAAAATTTCATCGCCCATTTATTGGAGATAGTTTAGTTTCCATGAAGCATGGTCCTGTTTTATCAATAACATATAATGTTATGAATGGGGCTGTTCGTCATCAAGAGTTTTGGAATGAGTGGATATCTGATCGCTCAAATAATGAAGTTGCATTAAGAGATAAGAGTATGATTCGAAGCGAAGATGATTTGCTTGAATTGAGTGATAATGATATCTCTTTATTAAATAATGTATGGCAACAATTTGGGCACTTATCAAGATGGGATTTAGTTGATTGGACTCATACTCATTGTTCAGAGTGGAGTGATCCTGGTGCAAGTAGCACTCCAATTCGCTATGATGATTTATTCTCTGCATTGGGATTTAATCAAGAACTTCAGAAGCATATTATTGAAGATATGGAATCTGAAGTTAGAATGAATCAGGAAAATAAAAACTTATGTTGTTAGGATGCTGATTACTAATGAACTGGGAAGGTAAAGTTGGGGATGCTTTTTTTCGTCCAGATGGCTTAAAGGACCATCTGAATGTTGTACTATTTGAACCAAGTAAATACACTCAACTTGGTTATGGTAATAAAATTTGCATTGTAAGAGTTAACATCACAACACTCTATGTGGATAAGTATTACGATTCAGCCTGTATAGTTAAAAAAGGCGAACATCCTTTTGTTCAGCATGACAGTTATGTGCTTTATCGAAAACTTGAAATAGAAGATTTTGAACATGTGATAAACTGTGTTAACGATGGTCCTTGGCGTCCAGCCGATCCGGTAAGTGCAGAATTGTTATTAAGAATGCAACGGGGTGTAAACATCTCTGGAGATACTCCTAGAAAATACAAAGTTCACCTTCCTGAAGTTGATGCAAATAATCAAACTGAATAACCACCCTAGGTGGTTTTTTATTGCGCCTTTATTAACCACTTGTTAAATTACCCTCAAATATGAGGGTATTTTTATGCTTAAGGACTATCTTGGGCCTGCCGCTGAACATAAGCACAAAGCAGAACAAGCCATTAAAGAAAAGAGATTTGATGATGCTTGGCGTCATCTTAATGAGCAAAAAATAAATTATTTTCAGCACGCAAAACAATGTAATTTTACTGAAAAGCAAACTTTGGGGCTTGATGCGGTTGTGCACATCACAATGGGCAATTTACTGAGAAGAGAAGGTAAGCATTTACAAGCTTTGTATCACATTGCTTATGTTTATAAGGTAGGTAAGCTAGAGAACCCCCAAAATGACAGTAACGATGATAGGCTAAGAATCTACTATAAAAGAGCAAAGAAAGATGGTGGATTCGAGAACTTTAAACAAGGGCTTGACCTTTTTCCCAGTTATGATTATCAGTCAGTGCAACATTTCACAAGCAGCCTTTTAAATTCTGGAGACGTAAAACAAGGAGCTATTACTTCTCCTCAAATTGAGGAAAAGCCTATTACAAAAATCCCAGAAATTAATAAGAACGCTATAAATAATAAGTTTTTGGCTGAACGCAAGAAAAAAAAGGAAGAACATATTGGGATTCCTCCTCCATTAAAAAAGCCCGAGAAGAAGCAAGTTATTCAATATGAAAAGACGAATAGCCAAATAAGTGCAACACCTGTTAGCAGTAGTTCAAAAACTGAAGGATGTAGGAGTTCGGTTTCAGGGTTCTTTATTGCAGCGACTTGCGTGGTGATAGGTTTAATTCTGCTTGTTTGGTTGCTTTCATACTAAAATAGTAAACTAGAGAATAAACACGCTACATGTTAAATTTTACTCAAAGATAATGGTTTGGGAATATGAAAAAGATAATTGTATTAGGTTCAGTAGTTTTCTTTAGTGGCTGTGCTACGACTGCAAACTTTTTTGAGTTAACACCTACAGTAACAACCAATCACGGCTATTGGACAGGTGCACATTCGAATGTTTCTGTTGCAACTTTAAAGTTAAATCAAGATGGTTCAGGTGTTATTTGCCAAGATTATCAAGGCGAAGCAAGAGTACAATCAATCAAGAAAGTAGGCAATAAAGTTTATACGCAGGACGGATCTTTCTGGGCCATTAAAAGTGAAACTAATACAAATCTTGAACTAGCATATGGAGTTGGTGGCAGCTACAAACTAATTAAAGATGATCAGAAAACCAATATGTCACCTGCCTGCAAGGCTAAATTAGATTAAAAAGCAGTATTCAATAACCCGACCAAGTGTCGGGTTTTTTATTGCCTAGAATTTGGAGAATGAAATGCCTGAATCTGTAAGCCGATTGGTTATTGTGGTTGTCGCCAAAGATGGCAAAAAAGAAGTCGATGCTTTAGATAAGTCTCTAGGTAATGCTGAGAAACAAGGCGATAAGACTGCAAAATCTATTAAAAATGTAGGTCAAGAGACAGGTAAAACTACTGATTTATTCTCCAAATTTAAGGAACAAATTAATTCATCTCTAGGCAATACGCGCATCGGCTCTGTTATTGGCGATGTCACCCAGAAAGTTACAGCATTGAGTGGAAGTGTCGGCATTGCAGCAGCAGGGCTTGCAGGATTAGCAGTTGGTGGTGCAGCAGTAGCACTTGCTGGACTTTCTGCAATGGCAATTCAAGCCGCTAAAGCGGATGCTGAGATGATTGTTTTAGCAAATAGAGCAAACACTAGCACACAGAACTTTCAAATTCTTTCACATGCTGCTGAACAGCTTGGTATGTCACAAGATGGTCTGGCACAGTCATTAGCTGATGCACAAGAGAAGCTCGGTGAATTCACTGCTAGTGGTGGCGGAGGTGAGGCGGCAGACTTCTTTGACGCATTAAAAAATAACACCAAAATGACTGATGCAGAGATTCAAAAATTTGGGAAGACATTGCAAGGTAAAGATGGTGTTGAAGCACTTCAGCTAATGAAAGATAAGCTTGATAGTGTTGGAGCATCTGCACAAGAACAAAGATTTGTCTTTGAAAGTCTAGGTAATGATTTAGGTAATTTACTTCCATTGTTCGAAAATGGAGGGGCTTTATTAGATCGTTATGGAGAGGCATTAACAGAAGCGGGGATTATCAAAAGCAAAGAAGCTATTGAACAGTCTCGACTGCTTGCTGCTCAAACTAAGTCAGTTCAAACTCGTTTTGAGGGATTTAAAACCCAATTAGCATCTCAGATGATACCTGTCTTGAACTCACTTTTAAGTAGTTTCTTACAAGGGGCTGAAGATGGTGGCCAATTTGGTTCCGTAATTCAATCTGTAGGTGTAATTGCTAAGGGTGTAGCAGTAGGGATTATTGGGCTAGCAAGTGCAATTCAGGTTGTTATACGACTCATTCAAGGCTTTGTAGAGCAGGCTAAAAATATTGGTTCGACTGCTGTTAATGTTTGGAATGCTGATGGAGTTGTTGCTAAAGGGCAAGCTCTAGTAAATGGTTTTAAAAATGGTTGGTCTATCGCCAGTGATACTGTAAACGATTCAGTAGCGACCATTAAAGGCTCAATGAAGTCCATGAATGATGTGCTGGATGCATCAGTTCCTAAACTTGATAAGCTTGGTCAGTTGTATTACGACACCAGTGGTGCAATAGACAAAACCAACAAGGGCCTTAAAACAAACGCAAAAGAAGCTAAAGACGCAGAGAATGCTGCAAAAAAAGCTGCTCAAGAATCGAAAAAGCATGCTCAAGAATTAGAGAAGATCAATGAAGAACGTCTCAAAATTCAGTATGAATACTCTGATAAATCCAAACAAATTGAGATGGATTTGCAGAAGGAAATTGAGCGCTTACAGAAATACGGCATGACTCAATATGTCTCTGTAGCGATACAGAAAGCGAATGATGCAAAACTCATTAGTGATGCTCAACTTGCTTATGATCTTTACTCCTTCAAGATGAATGAGCAAGAGAAGCTTAACGCAAAAACCAAGATTGAAGGACTCAAAATCCAGAAGAGTCGTGAATACAACGCAGAGGAAAAAAAGTCTCGTTTAAAAGCTCTAAAGGAACAATACGATTATGAAACCAACCTAATCAATCTTGCTGCCGAACAAAGGAAACGAGCTTATGAGCAGACTTATAGTAATTCACTAAGAGATATTCAACAGGCTAGAGCGCTCTTAGCAGCACCCAAAGGTGAACGTGAAGGGTTATCAACGCAGTTCGGAGAAAGTAATGCAATGTCTGATAATGACAATGCATTATTGAATGAACAAGACAGCCTAAAAGCAAAACTCGCTCAGGGTGAAATCCTAACTCTTGAATACAATAAGCGAATTGAAGATGCGGTCAGGATCCATGAAGAGAGCAAGTTCAAGATACAAGAGGAGTACAATGAGAAGTATAGGGATTTGCAAAAGAACCAATATACTTCTCAACTGCAAATCTGGTCTAGCTTACTTAGCCAAGGCCAAGGAGTTTGGTCCAACTTAACTCAATCTGTAAAAGATGCTAGTGGCGAACAATCCAAGCGATATAAAACTATGTTTGCTATGCAGCAAGCATTTGCTATTGCATCAACGATTGTTTCTGCGCATCTGGCAGCAGCAGAAACTACAGCAGATATTACACTTCCATTCGTTGGAAAAATACCAGCAGCGTCTGCAATCTTGGGCTTTGGATATGCTCAAGCAGCAATGATCGCAGCACAAACTATCGCTGGCTTCTCATCTGGCGGCTACACAGGCAACATGGGCCGAGGTGATGTAGCTGGTGTGGTTCATGGTCAGGAATATGTATTGAATGCCGCAGCTACAAAACGCGTTGGTGTTGATACATTGAACGCCATCAACTCAGGTGGGAGTTTGGAGAGAGTAACATCCTCTAATGCACAGCCTGTCACTATTCAAGTCTATGTAACTGATTCTGGTGTTAGTACATCAGGTGGCAATACTCAGGATCAAAAGCAACTCGGACAGATGATCGGTAATGCTGTTCGTACAGTGATTCGTCAAGAACAACGGCAAGGCGGTCTACTATACAAATAACCCACTCAATCGAGTGGGTTTGATTTTTGGAGTTACTAAAATGAAAAGCCTGAGAAAACAGAAAAAACGCTTTAGTTTGAAAGAGCATAAGTCACAATACAATCCAAAAAATTTGGGTTGCATGATTGGTAGCGCTGTTCGATCAATCATTCGAAATGAGAGTCGACAACGGGGAGGTTTACTTTCAAAATGAGCAACCAAAAATTTGACTGGCCAAGTGACTTGGACGGTAACTCCAACACTCAGAACTTCAATGTACTGACTTCAAAGTTTGGCGATGGCTATGAGCAAAATATTTCAGTTGGAATCAACAATCGAAAAGGTCAGTGGGCTTATCAAAGAACAGCTCACAAAGCTGAAATTCAAGCGATTAAGGCCTTTTTTGATGAGCACAAAGGTGCAGATTCATTTCTGTGGGATTCGCCACTTGATGGCGAGATTCGAGTCAAAACAGATTCGAGTTATACACCGGTAAGTCTAGGTGGTCAGATCTGGCGGATCTCAACTACATTCACACAAGTTTTCTATCCTTAATTAAATTCAGATCCTTTCAACAGCACTCGATTGAGTGCTTTTTTTGTGAGAAAAAATATGTCAAAGCAGATAATTAATATCGGCAACAGTGCGAATGATGGCTCAGGTGATCCAGCACGAACAGCTTTTACGAAAACCAATAATAATTTTAGTGAGATTTATCAATATTTAGGTGATGGATCAAATTTAAATAAATTAGGTAGTGCTGCATTTAAAAATGTGGGAACAAGTGCTGGAAATGTGATGGAGGTTGGGGCGTTTGGGTTGGGTGGTGATTCAGAAACATATGTAGGTGGTGCGAATGGTTTTGAAGATTATTACAAAAGCAAATCTGGATTCTTTTTTTCAAATACATCAAATGTTAAAGTTGGTAATGATCAATTGCCAGTTTATACAAATTACATCGTTTCATCGATTAATTCAGGAGGTTTTTTTTCCATTGGCGCTTCGGTCATAACTAATGAATTTTATGTGATTAATGGCGTAGTTGGTAATGCTGGATATCCACTTCGCAAGTATAATTTAAGACATTCGGGCAATACAACAGTTGACGCAAACGGCTTCATTAAAGCAGCATCACCGATTGTTCAACTTTTTGCTGAAAAAATTGAACTCAATGATGAAGCAGCAGAGCAAGACATCACTTTTGAAAAAATCAATATTGGGCACTATCTAGTTAAAGGTTCTAGTGGCTTTGCACAAAAGGGCTGGTACATCGAAACCCCAAAAGACGCAAACGGAAATATTCTCTTTGCAGTCAATTATCAACAATTGGAAAGTGGCGATATTGAAGTCAAAACTTATAAAAAGAAATTTGATATTGAAACTGCGTCAATCATTGCAGATCTGCAAAATCCTGTAGATATTACAGATGACCGCTGGATTGATATTCGACTTCAAGAAATACCAAAACCGCTACCTGACATGACCGCTGAAGAGGTAAATACTGATGAGCCTCAACAGTGATTTTCAAAAGCTCTATGTCGATAGTCTGATTACATTGTATGAGCTTGATGCCAGCAATTTAGGTGCTGGCATTTTACGTTTTCACGGTCATATTGAATTTGAAGACTGGGAAAAAATATATGTATCGGCAGATCAAACCAGTTGGCTTGCTGACACAACGCTGATACATGCAGATAAAGTTTTTGATGTCGATAATGGCAGTAAAGTCTGGTATCGAGACATTATTTGGCAGGGTCAGGTATTTAGCCCAATGGCCATTGATAGCACAGGATTTGGCAAAACTACAGATGGCAAAGCGGCAATGCCCACACTCACAATGGCAAATAACATTAATGGGGTACAAGGCGCAGTATCAGCCTATTGCTACCGATTTGACGATTTTGCAGGTGCCAAGCTTAAAGTTATTACCACACTTGCGAAATATCTGGATGCTGAAAATTTCAGTCAAGGTAATCCATCTGCTTCAAATGAATCTGAAATTCAGATTGCTTATATAGAGCAGAAAACATCATCAAATGATGAACAAGTCGTGTTTGAACTTTCAAATCCAGTCGATTTTGAAGGTAAAAAAATTCCGCTGCGTCAAATTACCAATCTATGCCATTGGGCATGCACGAACGGTTATCGCGGTGAGCAATGCGGTTATACGGGTACAGCTATGTTTAATATGAAAGACGAGCCGACTAATGATCCAAGTCAAGATCGTTGTCCAGGGCGAATGCGCTCTTGTCGTTTGCGCTTTGGTGAAAGCAAACCCTTGTCGCATGGCGGCTATCCAGCATCAAGCTTAATTGGGTGAATTGGGTGATTTATGAAACTATCTGCGGATGTAAAAAAAGCCATATTTATACATGCTTCTGACGTTTATCCCGAGGAATGCTGCGGTCTGATTGTCAACGATCAATACATTGCATGTCGTAATGTCGCACCCACGATTTATGATAAGTTGGGGAAAGTTAAACAGGACAAAACCACTAATTTTGAAATCCACCCTGAAGACTTGGCCAATGCTGAAGATCAGGGTTCAATTCAAGCTTATATCCATTCACATCCGAATGGAACGACACGCGCATCTGAATTGGATCTTCATCAGATTGAGCAACATAAAAAGCCGTGGTTTATATGTAGCTACCCTGATTGGGACATTACTGAGTATCAACCATTTGGATATACCGCCCCGTTATTGGGGCGTAATTTTTTCCATGGCTGGCAGGATTGTTATTCACTGGTGCGTGATTTTTATCAACGAGAATTAGACATCACATTGCCCAATTTCAAACGTGATGATGCTTGGTGGGAAAATAAAGAAAACGTCTCTCTTTATCTGGAAAATTATCGTTCAGCGGGTTTTTATCAGGTTGAATCACCTGAATATGGTGATGTTCTGATTTGCCGTGTAGGGCGTACTGAGCATCCCAATCATGCGGTGATCTGGTTGGGTGAGCAATGGCGTTTTAAAAGTGAAGACACACCTGCATGCGTGGGTAATTCACTGATTTTACATCATATGTATGACGCAAAATCGATACGTGAAGTTTATGGACATGAATGGCAATCGCGCACGGTTTTAATTTTGAGACACAAAGATCATGTTAAAGACGATTAAATTATATGGTGTTCTGGCTGAACAGTTCGGGCATCAGTTTAAACTGGATGTTTCAAGTACCCGTGAAGCCATACGGGCCTTGTCTGTACTGTTACCTGGCTTCGAGAAATTCATGCTGCATGCACATGAGCGTGGTTTAGGGTTTGCCATTTTTTTAGATGAAATCAAGGGTCATCGTAGCCGTGGCAAAAAGCAGCCGTATTGCTATGACTCGGCAACGAATCGGCGGATCACGGGGCGCAATGTAGCAGCGTGTGAACTGGATATGCTGACGGAATCCTCAGTGATCAAGATTGTTCCGCGTGTCATGGGTGCAGGTGGTAACAATGGCATTCTGCAAGTAGTTTTAGGTGTAGTTCTCATCGTTGCTGGATTCTGGACAGGTGGTGCGACCTCAAATATTGGAGTGGCATTAATCGGTGCTGGTGCTGGCATGCTGGTCGGTGGTATTGCGCAAATGCTAATGCCATCGGCAGAAACACAAGATCAAAATCAAGATGGCAATAGAGCAAATAAGGGCTTTGGTTCTGCGGTCACGACCATCGCGCAGGGTAATCCTGTGCCGATATTACGGGGCGAACGTGAAATCGGCGGCTTTATTGCATCTGCGGGGCAATTCACTGAAGACTTAATGTAAAACAATCATATTCACTTTAGGCACTTTGTAGTGCCTTTTTTTATGCATGGATCAGGTATGGACAAAAAAATCATTGGTGCAAAAAAACAGGCCAATCAATCCCGTGCGCCTGTGATTGCTCCCGACTCAGCGCAATCGACCACCACAGTAAAAATACTTTATGGTTTATCTGAGGGGGAAATTGAAGGCTTAGCAGATGGCTTAAAATCAGTATATTTGGATGACACGCCCGTACAGGATGTAAACGGTAATCCCAATTTTGATAATGTCATTGTCGATTTTCGTGCGGGAACCAATGATCAAGACTATATTGAAGGCTTTCCAGATGTATCCAACGAAATCAATATCAATGTGGAGTTAAAAGAAACTACACCGTGGGTTCGTGCTTTTAGTAATACCGATTTAGATGCAGCACGTGTACGTCTAAAATGGGGTGCATTACGTGTGCAGGATGCAACCACAGGTAATGTCGATGGCATCACCATTCGCTATGCAATTGATCGTCAAACAGATGGTGGCGTATGGGAAGAAGTGATCAATACCCAAATTTCTGATAAAACCAGCCCCGATTATCAGCGTACCCATCGCATAGAATTACCACGTGCAGACAGCGGCTGGCAGATTCGTGTCCGCAGAATTACACCAAACCAAAACAGCGATTTAGTTTCTGACAAAATGTATGTAGCTGCGGTTACAGAAGTGATTGACGTTAAGTTGCGTTATCCAAATACAGCATTGCTCGGTTTGCAATACGACGCTGAAACCTTTTCAAATATTGCAAAAATGGCAGCACGCTGTAAAGGTGTTCGCATCCGTGTACCGACAAATTATGATCCTGAAACACGTCAATACGTTGGTATTTGGGATGGTACATTTAAGTATGCTTATACCAACAATCCAGCTTGGCATTTTTATGATGCGTGTATCGATAAACGTCGTGGACTTGGCAACCATCTTGATCAAACCATGGTCGATAAATGGTCGATTTATCGGTTAGGTCAATATTGTGATGAACTTGTGCCAGATGGTAAAGGTGGTCAAGAACCGCGTTTTACTTTAAACGTCTATCAGCAATCACAAGAGGATGCATATAGCGTACTCGGTAAAATGGCAGGTGTGATGCGGGCTTATATGTTTTGGGATGGTCAAAGCATTGTACTTGATGCTGATATGCCATCCGATACAGTCTATACATTTACCCGTGCCAATGTGATCAATGGACATTTTGAATTTTCGGGTACACGAAAACGTGATCGACACACCATTGCAGTTGTGAATTTCGACAATCCTGATAACCGTTTTAAAACCGAGCAAGAGCCAATTCCAGACGAAGAGGCAATTGCAAAGTACGGCATTAATAAAGTCGAGATTGATGCATGGGGTGTGACTTCACGCGGACAAGCTCAACGCGCAGGTCAGTGGGCATTAAAAACTGAAAAGTACGAAACTCAAACCGTGGTGTTTAAAGTTGGTCTTGAAGGTTATATCCCGCAACCAGGTAAAGTCATCGAAATTGCGGATGAAAGCTTTGCAGGTCGTGCCAATGGTGGTCGTATTGCTGCAATTTCGGCTGATCTCAAACAAGTTACATTGGATCGAGATGATGTGGTGTGTCGTGCAGGTGATCGTCTCGTCATTAATGGTGAAGACGGTAAAGCGAAGGCTCGTGTCATTGAAGGCATTAATGGCCGTGTGGTGACGGTCGTCTCGGCTTTTGAAGAAAATACAATCTCGTCGCAAAACGTATGGGTTATTGATGCTCAGGATCTGGCGACCATGAAGTTTCGTATTGTCTCGATTATACAAAACGATAAGCATCAATTTGAAATCAAGGCAGTTCAATACAATCCGCAAAAGTATGATGCAATCGATTATGGTGCCTACATTGACGAAATCCCCATTACGATTGTAAATCCTGACATGCAACCTGCAGTTGAGTCAGTCAGTTTATCGACCTATGACAAAATCGAGCAGGGCATGAATATCGCAGTGATGGTGATTGGATGGCCGCAGGCTCAAGGTGCTGTTCGTTATCAAGTCGAATGGCGAAAAGATGATGGTAGCTGGATTAAAATGCCTTTGACGGGCAACAACTCTGTTGAGGTTGAAGGGGTATATTCTGGTAATTATCAGGCACGCATCACTGCATTTTCTGCTTTCGATATTGCATCATTACCGACTTACTCCAGTGTCACCGCCTTATTGGGTAAAAACGGCACACCGCCTGCTTTGGCCAATTTAGCTGCAACGGGTATATTGTTTGGTATTCAGCTTGAATGGATTTTTCCTGCTAAAGGTGCCTTGGATACTGCTCATACCGAGATTCGTGTTAGTCCAGACGGTGTAAGCAATATCTCAACTTTGGGATTGTTTGCTTATCCAACCACAACACATACCATTCAGGGCTTACAGCCAAACCTTAAGCTTTATTTTCAGGCCAGATTGATTGATCGTTTAGGAAACGTTGGACCATGGACGCAATGGATTAATGCAACCACATCAGCCGATGCATCTGCGGTACTGGATCTCTTATCAGGCAAGATCACTGAATCTCAACTACATCAGGATTTACAGCAGAAAATCGACAAAATTGGCGTCATCGAAGGTGATCTGACTGTTTATGATCAACGTATTCAAGATGCCAAAAATACTGCAGATCAAGCCAATCAGGATTTGGCTGTAGAACGTCAACAGCG